GTGGCAGCTACCATAAATGCAACTATAAAAAGTGAAACTGCTAATAGTTACGTCACATTGGCAGAAGCTAATAGTTACTTTGAAACTGTGCCTGATTCAAGCACTTGGACCAATAAAACAGACGATCAAAAAAATAGAGCATTAATAGCAGCAACTAGAGAGATAGATAATTTAGTTTTTTATGGAGATAGATGTGACGAAGATCAAGCACTTAAATTTCCTAGAACAAATTATCAGGTAGATAGAGTTGAATTAAGTTGTTCAACTATTCCGTTAAATATTAAATATGCACAGTACGAATTAGCCAGAGCATTGGCAAATGATACTGATGCAATTACAGGTAATACAGGCACAGCAGGTGTTCCTTCTGAAGTGAAGATTGGTGATTTAGAAGTTAAATATAATAAAAGTTCTCAAAGCACAGGCACTGTAAATAATATCTTTGACGTATATCCTTGGTTGCAGAGTTTTCTTGGAGCATATTGTTCTGGTGGTAGTGGTAGCTATCAGGTAAGAGTTATGAGGGGATAACATGGCAGCAATAGACGACATTTTTGGTTCGATACCAGCACAAGTATTATCACAATTTGGTCAGGATATAACTTATGTAAAAACAACAACACCTCGCACATATAACCCCACAAGTGGTGCTGTTACAGGATCAGATACAAGTGTTTCTGTAAAAGGCATAATTTCAGAAATAAATTCAAATGAAAGTGATGGAGTTTATCAGCAAACAGATGTAAGAGTATTAATTGGTGCATCAGAATTAGGAAATTATTATCCAACACAGGCAGATCGTATTCAATACACGCAAGCAGGTTCCACAGTAGAGGGTAAGATAATATCAGTTAGAACATACAGAGGAGATCAACCTGTATATCATTCTTTAGTGGTAAGAGTACAATAATGGCTAGAAGATTCTCGATGTTTAGCAAAGATATAAAAAGGTACGCCACGGCTGTAGTTTATAATGCACCAGCAAAATCGTTAGAAAAAAGTTGTTTTGATATGCAAAACCAAGGTCCAAGTTGGTCTGGTAAATTTTCTAACTCTTGGGAAATAAAGGGTATGGGTCAAGTATTAGCCAAAGGCAATGGTCAAGCCTCCGATCCAAAGCGTTTAAAATTACCTAAAAAAAGTATTAATGAGGTATTTTCGGTTGTAAAAAAGAAAAATAGTGTAAAATTTAGCATTTATAATACTTCGCCTTATACAAAACAGGCTATTGATAAACAAGTTGATTTTTTTATAAGACCCACAGAAAGACCTACAACCAATTTAGGAAAGAGAAAGTTTGAAGAGTTTGGAGGTGAAAGAAGGGGAAGAACATTAAGAGGGGAACCTTTAGTAAGTAGAACTGCAAAACTAGATTGGTTTACTAATTATAAAACGGGAGGACCTTTTCAAAGTACATTTAATAAAAACTTTAATACTGAAACTAAAAAAACATTTTTATGAACTATCAATCCATCAGAGCAGCAGTAGAAAACCCTATTCTCACGGCTTTTACAAATTTATCTCCTTCAGTTCCAGTATTTTTTGATAATATTACGGCTGCTCCTATAAGCAGTACAACAGAATATGTAACAATCAATGTAACATTTGGTATAACAAATGAACCTACCTTAAATTCAAGTATTGATAATGCCCAGGGAGCTATTGTTATTCGTGTTTTTTCAGAAAAAGGAAAAGGTCCTGCAAGAAATCAGACATTAGTTACTACTGCTGTTAATGTTTTAGAAACATTAAATGACACAGCAAAAACAAATTCTGGAGTGTTTTTTAGAATAGGTGCTATTGAAGGGCCAGATTTTTCTACTACAGAAAATCCTCCTTTGTTCCAGGGAAGAGTAGAAACATCTTATATTGCTACGGTTATAAGCTAAACAAATTGCAAAAAACACGCTAATGTATAGGATATACAATTCTTTTTAAGAATCATGGCTGTCACCGCTTTATCTGGAACATCTGGAGCTTTATATTACAAACCTGCTGGTACAAAAGGAACTTTTGGAACGGCAAATGTTGTAATAGGAACTGAAACTATCACTGTTGAAACTTATCTAAACTTTAAAGTAGGTGATCCTGTTAAGTTCAGTGTTATTAACTCACAAACTGGTGGATCTGGAACGGGTACATTACCAGCAGGGTTAAATACTTCTGATACCTTTTATGTAATTGCATATACAGCCACAACAGGAGCGTTACAGGTATCAGCAACATTAGGTGGATCGGCAGTTAATATTACTGATGTTGGAACAGCAGCATCTCCTAATGAGTTTCAAGTTGCTTATGCAACTTTTGCCAGCGTTTCACAGGTTAGAGAATGGACATTTGAAATATCTAGAGAAGAAATAGATGTAACAACTATTGGTGGTACTCCAACACAATTCACTCCATTTAGAAAATATATTGCAGGTTTTGGTGATGGTACAGGTTCTGCCACTGCTTACTTTACAAATGAAGATACAGCGATGGTAAATCGTATGGTTCAAGATGTACTACAAAGACAGCAAGTAGGTGCAACTATGAAACTATACATGGATCAGGTATTTACTGGTGGAAGCGTTAGTGATACATTAAGTAGATTTATTGAATTTGAAGCGACTTTAACTGCTGCATCATTGAATGTTAACCCAGATGACGCACAGACAGTAAGTGTAGAATTTAGACCTGCTGTACAGCCTACATTTGATTTTGCTACTGCATAAGTAGTATTTAATTGATAATGAGCTACAATAGTAGAGTATAGAACTCTATTATGGCAACAACAGGTAAAACACTTCGTGCGATTGACCGCTTGCGTAAAGCAGCAAATTTAGAACCCACTAAAAAAGAAGTTACATTATCCGATGGAACAGTATTTGAAATGTGGATAACACCTTTGACTTTAGCTGAAAAGGAAAGAGCACAGAGAATGACTAAATCTGATGATGCAAATGAATTAGGTTTACGTTTACTTACTACAAAAGCTAAAGATAAGAATGGTGATTCTTTATTTCAAGTAGGTGAAATTGACGTTCTTAAAAATGAGGTAAGAGATTCTGATTTACAGTCATTAATTTTAGCGGTAATTGTTGAGACAGAAGAGCCTATCGACCCAAAAGACTAAGTGCCGAACTGCGTAAAGATAATTTAATGATGTTGCAGTTTGGTATTGCTAAAGAGTTAGGTATGAGCCTTGTCCAGATAAAACAGATGACATTGGAAGAAATTTTAGGCTGGAGTGCTTATTTTCAAATACTTAATGAAGATCAGGAAAAAGAAATTAATAAGTCTAAAAGACGTATGTAATTTTATCTTTTATAATAAAGTTTAAAGTACAAATTTTTAGTTGTGGCTACATACGATGCTCAGATAAGAATAAAAGTAGCAAACTTAAATCAGTTAAAGAAGTTAGAAGATAGAGTTAATAGAGTACAAAATGCGTTACAGGGTAAAAGTCCTACAGGAAAACAGGCCAAGGCAAATATAGCTGCAACTTCACCAGAATTACAGAAAGAAAAGAAAATAACAAAGGAATTAAAAACGCAGTTAAGAATACGACAACAGATGAAGAGAACACCTGGAGTTGCAGGTGGTACAAGTAGAGGAGGCAAAGGAGGAGTTTTATCAGGAGCATTAATAAGTGGTGCATTTCCGTTGTTATTTGGACAAGGACCACTTGGAGGTTTAGCTGGTTTTACTGGTGGATTAATAGGTGGAAAAGTTGGTGGTCAGATGGGAGGTTTTGCAGGAGGTTTAATAGCTACTGCTGGCTTAACACAAATACAACAAGCTATACAGGGTATTAATGAATTAGGCGCAGCTTTAAAGCCAGAATCTCTTAATCTAGACAAACTAATTACATCTTTAGGACTTACTGGAACGGAGGAGTCAAAAAGATTAAAACTTATAGAGCAGTTAGAGGGAAAACAAGCAGCTTTAAATGAAGCAACTAGAGAAATGAATAGAGTAATAGGAGAAGATGGAGTAGCAAAAATAAAAGAATTTACAGAAGTAACAAGAACCATGGGAAACAATTTTGCACGGACTATGACTCGAATGATGTCAGGATTAACGTCAGCAATTATGGATTCTCCTTTAGGTAAATTTTTAAAAACAAGATCAGAAAAAGGAAAAATTAACGCAACATTACCTAGTGATATTGAGACAACTGATCCAGTTTTAAAAAGATTAATTTCTGAACAGAAAAAACTCTCATTATCTACTCCTAAAGACATCAATAAACAGGCTCTAGGTCCATTAACACTTTCCAGTGGTGGTTTATTTCCTGGTCAAATTAACAATACAGCAGAACAACAAATAGCAGATGCAAATTCTGCTAAATCTTTAGACATGCAATTAAAAAGTATTGAAAAAGCTATAGAAGCAAGAAAAAAAGTTTTACTTATTGCTGAAGAACAAAATATTAAAGATGCTAATGCCAAAAAAAATTCAGAATTAATTTTGCGAGACATAAAAGAACAAAATCAATTTTTACAGGAGTCTTTAAGCCTTGGCACGTTCCAGGCTGAAGTAGAACGGAAAGTAAGGGATCTTAAACTAGAACAAAAAGCAATAGGAAAAGATTTATCAGCAGCCGATGAAAAAGCCTTTAGAGATCAGTTAAAGATAAATGATGAATTAAAAAAACAAAAAGCACTACAAGAGGATATTCAAAATATATTAGCTGGTGGCATGACTAATGCTGTTATGGGATTGATTGAAGGATCTAAGACATTAGGACAAGTATTAGCAGATGTAGCAAAACAACTTGCAAGTATGTTCTTAAACAGAGCATTTATGAGCATATTTAGCAATATGAGCTTTGGTGGTGGAGGTGGTGGAATTGGTGGAGGTGCATTACCACCAGCACCAATATATGTTGCAGCACAAGGCGGTTTTAGTAGATCAGGAGGATTTAAAGCATTTCAACAGGGAGGTGTTGTAAATTCTCCTATTATGGGAATGGTTGGAGAAGGTGGCGAGTCAGAGTATATTATTCCAGCTTCTAAGATGTCTGGTGCGATGGCTAGATATTCAGCAGGTGCTAGAGGTGGTTCTGTTATCCCAGGTGGTTCTGGTGATTCTGGTACAGTTGCAGGTTCTTCTGGTAACACAGTTGTTGAATATACAGGTCCAACATTAAACTTTAATGGTGATGAGTACGTTCCAAAATCTGCTGTTCCTGATATTATTGGTGCTGCCACAAAGCAAGGTGCAATGGCAGGTAAAGCACAAACTATAAATACACTTAGAAACTCTAGAAGTCAACGTGCATCTCTTGGATTATGAGTCTTACAACCTTAGTTACTTTTGCAGAAGTTTTTAGTGTAGATATAAATGGCAATAAAAGTACAAAACACTTATTGCAAAATGCCAAAAGAGAACCTTCAGAAGATAGGAAATCTGCAAATAATACAATAGTTTTTAATGGCAGAAATTATCATTATTTACCTTTTATTTATCAAGGTACAACTATTAATAAATCAGGAGATAATATTGAATCTAACTTAATATTAGGTAATCATCCACTAAGTATGGCAAAAGCACAAGAGGCTGTTTTAAATAAATATTTTGTAGAGGTAAATGTATGTATTGTTAATAATAGTAATATTGATAGTGTTACAAATGTTTTAACAACTGACACATGGCTTGCTGCTTCATTATCTTATGACCCAGAAGTTGTAGAAGTTTTATTAAGCAGTGCTATAGATTCTGTTGGTGGAAACGTACCAAGTTTAGTTTTAACAACAGAAGTTGTTGGTAAACTACCTGTAACAAGTGATATTCAAAATAGATGAAGCCACATCAACTTATTGGTTTACCTTATAGACTAGGTGCTGATCCTGTAAAACATCATGCAGCAGATTGTCTGTCTTTAGCACGAACAGTTTTAAAACATTACGGTATAAATTCACCAGAGCCTACAAGAGATTGGTATAGAAGAGTAAGAAAAAAAGACTTTGATATATTTAAAGAAGAACTTGAAAAGTGGGGAAACGAGACAAAACAGTTTAATATAGGTACAGTTGCATTATGTAAATCTAAGAATGGATTTGGTCTTGCTGTTTATTACGAGGAAGGATGGATAAACTGCGGAGAATCGGAGGTAAGATGGAGTCCTTTAGACGGCCTGGAGGTCGTAGGGTGTTACTCCCCGCAGAAGTCGAATTATGTGAAACAGTAGGTATAACAGAAGATGAATATTGGTATTTTATAGAGTTAACACAAGCATTTAATGGAAAAAGACCAAAAGAATATGATGAGATACCTTATGTTGTAAACGATTTTATCTCAGCAATAATAACTGCAATATCTTCTAGCCAAGTTGCAACGCAAATAGTTTTAGGAATACTTCTTACAGTTGTTTCTGTTTTATTAACACCAAAACCTAGAGCACCAAAAACTCCTCCTAGTCTTACAACTGCTGGTCAGACAGGTCCAAAAAGATTTGCACCACAAACAGGATTTAACTCAGTACAGGAACTTGCAAAACTTGGTGAAATAATACCTCTCGTATTTACAAAACAAGAAACTGAGATCAATGGAGATTCAAAAATATATTATGGTGGTGTTCGTGTAAATACGAGACTTTTATGGTCACAGATGTTAAGTCTCGGTTCAGGCCAACAATTAAAAGCTTTATTTATGATTGGCCTAGGTGATCTTGCATCTAAACCTGATTTTGCAGGTTATGCCATAGGAGATTTATTACTTAAAAATTATATAAATAAAAAGTTGGCTTTATATATAATGACAAATGGAGGTAGACCACAGGAAGGACCAGAAAAATATTCAGAAGGAACTTTAGAAAGAGAACATAGTAGACCACAACGATCAGGTCAAACTCAAGGCCCACCTTTTACAGATATTATTGCTGTTGATTGGGATCAAAATAATGGAGAAACAAATACTATTGTAAGTGGAACAAGAACACCTAATACACAAACACAATTTGGTGTATATTCACCAATGCCAAATAGCATGAGATATAGAGTTCCGTATGAATTAGTTTTAAAACAAAAAAATTTAAAAGAACAAAATAAAGCAGATATAGATACAAAAAGAAGAAAACTTAGAACAAGCTTTCCAAGATACGCTTCAATTTTAAAATACGATGGTAGTGAAACAGATAGAAATAGTTTTACAGCTGAAAAAAATAAAGATATACAATACACCATCGGAGATATGGATACTGAAACAGAGTTTGGCGAAACCTTTGATCCATGGGGTGTAGAAGATGTAAAATCTGCTGTTGATGCTTCAAGAGAAGAATCAGATGACGCTATTCAAATAGGTGAATCTTACTTAATAGGATCAGCTTTAGCTATTTGTATTAGTAAAAGCAGACCAATATGGGCACCAGAACATTATCAAGATTGTGTTTTTAGAGTAGATGAACCTGGCAAAATTGATGTTCGAGGTGGTACAGCAGGTTTAAAGGGTGCTCATAAAGGTTATCAATTATTAACTATACAAAAATGTGCAATAGGAACTATTAGTAACAGTAAAGCTTGTGATGTAACAGAGATAGGTTTAAAATCAAAAGTTTTTAAACAAGTAACAAGTTTTCCTAATGTAAATAGCCATCCTGGTGCTGTTGGTACAAATACAGTAGATGCTGACACAACAGATGGTGTTGTAAAAAGATACAACGATGACGATGGAAATATATCTCTCGGTGGAATGAGTAAATATCTGACTAGATATAGTTTTTTTAGACTACAGGCAAGAATAGCAGGTATTAATGAAGCAGATTGGAATTATATAGATGAAGGAATACCTTTTGGTATTAGAGGAAATTCACCTCAACCACAATATAATTTTATAAGAATTAATCATTATAGTAGTCCTCGAAAGGAATTTGAATTTAGGTTTATACCTTTTCCTGGCAATTTGGTAAAAGAAGAATTTGTTGATAGAAATAATCCTATTAGGATTTTAAGTGCTTCTGGTGAGTTATTGAGTTATGAAGTAAAACCTAACGAACAAAAGTTTGATGTATTTTTTAAAGGGTCTGTAGAAAATTTAAGAAGTGGTGATGCTTCAAATACAGAATGGTTTTTAGGTGATTTACCAACTGCAACAGATGGAGGAAAGATTAATAAATTACTAACAAATGCTGATGGTTTTATACCAAGGTCTACAAGATGGATAGAGGTAGATAGAAGAACACCTACATCAGCACAAATAAAAAGTAGCAATGTAATTGCAAGAATTAGATATAAAGGAAGAACTGGAGGTAGTACTTGGCAATGGGGAAACCAAAAAAACCACCCTTATTGGAACGAATATGTTGGCAATAGAAACAGAGAAATAAATGATCCTTTAAAAAAAGGTTCTGGTATCACAGTAGGTGATCCTTACAGTCAACCATATATAGATCGTGATGATGGGTTTAGATATGGAGTTGGAGAGTTTGTTACAGAAATTACAAGAGTTAAAGGTAATCAAGATGGTAAATATTATGGAATGATTAAATATGAGATGAAAGAAGCTGATGTAGATCCAGTTGTTTATGAAAATATTGCAACTTCAACAAGCGGTAATGGAACAGGTTTAACTGTTAATCTAAAAGTATATTTAAAAGTAGATTCAAGTGATTATGCTGGTGCTAGATGGGAAATAAATCAAAGGGGTAGTGGTTATAGAGATAGTGACACTATAAGTATTCCAGCTACAGGTAATTTTCCAGGGATAAATAATATTGATATTGTTACTGATTTTAGTGAGTTTGTATCAGAGCCTTGGCCTGAAGGAAAAAATTTAAATCCTTTTGATGCAGTGACAGACTATTATCAATATGATGCAGAACGCAGTAGTCATCAAGACGCACCAGAACATGAAATAGTTTATGTTAACGAACAGAATAATTTAGGTCGTGATATTCCTTATGAATTTGACCAAGCTGGTATTGCTAATGTTGCATTACGTCTTAGCAGTTCTAAAGAATGGAATAGTTTTTCACAATTTTCTGCATATATTAAACAGGGTATAAAAGTTGAAAGATTAATAGATAATACAACTGGTCCAACTAATTTATTTCCTGAAATAGTTTATGCTTTATTAACTAATAAAAAATTTGGATTAGCTGATCTTATTGGCGTCCCATCTGTTGATAGGGAAAGAATGACTATTGCAGCTAAATTTTGTGAAGCTAATGGATTTTATTGGGATGGGGTGATTACTGATAAACAAAATATCAGAGAGTTTATATATCAAAATGCAATATTTAATTTGTTAGATTTTACAATTCTTGGTGGTAAGTTTTCACTTTTTCCTTCCGTTCCATTTGATTCAAGTAATTTTACAATAATTAAAAACCAGATACCAATAGTTAGAGCCTTATTTACAGATGGTAATACACGAAATCTTAAAGTTAGCTTTTTATCTCCAGAAGAACGTCAAATTTTTATAGGTACTGTTTATTTCAGAAAAGAAGTACCAAATGGATTTCCTGAAACATTATCAAAAACTTTTACTATAGATACTGATGACGAAAATATTATAGAAGAAAAATTTCCTGTAGAAGTTTTCGATATGTCTGACTTTTGTACTAGCGAAGAACACGCTGAAGCATTTTTAAAACACGCTTTAAAAATTAGAGAAAAAGTAGATCATGGTATAAAGTTTGAAACCACACCACAAGCTGCACTAGGTTTAAAACCTGGTGATTATATAAGATTTATTTCAGAAGCTACACATACCAGTAGATTTGAAAATGGTGTTATTTCTGCTGATGGGGTTGTACAGAGTGTTGGTAATAGCAGCTTAAGTGATGTAAATATTTATCATTGGAAACCTGGAACGCAAGAAGTTGCAGAGGCTGTTTTAAATGTTGTAAATGGTAGAACTACTAATGCTAATTTATATGGATCTGTTTTTACAGTAAAACAAACAACTGAATCTAATAGATTATATAAAACTGAATCTATTACATATACAGATGAAGGTTTGATAGAAGTATCAGCAAGTCATGCACCTCTTTTATCTGACGGAACTCTTGCTACAATAAATTATATTGATACAGATTTTAGGTCTTTATAATGGCATCCGTAACATTATTTCCAACTATAAAACCCTCTTCTAGAACTTTTACACCTGGAAGGTATCCACAAACTGAATTTGTTGCACAGAATGGTGCTAAAACTGTTATTAGATATGGCAATAAACAAGTAGATGCAAGATTAACACTAGGATTTACAAATATTACAGATGCAGAAGTAAATGAAATTTTAGGCAAGTACGAAGAAGTAAATAGTGTGTACAACTTTATACATTTTCCATTAAATAGTGGTTTGGCTGGTATAAATGATTCGACTTTAAGAAGAACAGTTGGAGCAAGAGATCAATCTGATAATACTTTGTTAAGATACAGATTCGATGGGCCTCCTACTGTTACAAGTGTCAGACCTAACAGGTCAAATGTGCAATGTAAATTTGTCGCTTGCCTCGATGGGGATTAGAATGTATTTAAAATTAAACTAAAACGATGGCTGGCTTTTATTCAGGTAAAGAAGGACAATTATTTATAGATGGTACGCAAGTTGCCAAGGTCAGGTCATGGTCTTTTAGTTTTAATCAAGCAGTTCTTGAAACTGTCTCCTTAGAAGATACCGATAGAACAATTATTCATGGAACCAGAAGTTATACAGGTAGTGCCAGTGTTTATTACTATCAAGGTGTAGCTGGAGGTGGTGCTGGTCAGCTTAGTACGTTAATAAATAATATTATAAAAACTGGCAGTAGTGCAGGTGATGGTGTTAATGCAGAAAGCACTGCTATGACATTCAAGTTAAGAATAAAAGATGGTTCTACTAATGGTAGATTTATAGACTTTCAAGCAATACCAACAAGTTTTAGTATTACAAGTGCAGTGGGAGAAGTTACGGCAGCAGATATTAGTTTTGAAGTTAACGGAGCACCTACTGGCCTTGTCTTTTAAATGTCTATTTATTTTGGATCAACTGGTTTTATTGAATTAAAACGTGATGCCTTAAATTCTCAAATAGGAACTACTTTAGACCCTGCTGATGTAAATACAACGAAAAAAAGATTTTCTGTTGAAAATATAAATGGTTCATTAATAACAGGAGATCAGATTGAAATAGAAACTGTTGATAAAAGCAATTTAGAGTTATTGTCTGGTCATAGTTTTCCTGATCTTCGTAAATATATTCATATTGATGATATGGGTGGAATTAGGTTATATGACACTTTTGCTTCTTCATTAGCAGGTGAAACTACAGATGCACTTACATTAACAACACCATCTTCAACAAAAAATGTATTAATACGCACTAGAAATACTAGATTTAGACCTCTTGCGAAAATTACTGAATTTGAAATTACAACTACAAGAGATACAGTGGATGTTACTAATTTAGGAGAAGAATTTAGAAGGCAATATGAAAATGGTCTTATATCAGGGCAGGGAACAATACAAACGATATGGCAGCATAGAAATTTTCAAAATGATACGGCTGATTTTACAAGTCCAGAATTTCCTGTTTATCTAAGTCAATTATTGGTACGTATGCAACAGGGAGCAGATTTTGAAGGAAGATTTTATGTATATAACGATCCAACTCAAACTACGAACAGTGTTTGGTATCAATCAATGTGTGTTGTTACCAATGTAGCGGTCAATGTACCTGCAAGTGGTTTGGTAGAGGCACGAATAGAATTTATAACTAATGGTGAAATTAGGTTACATAACGGAGTACCACCTTCATTCTTGTTATTAGAAAACAGTGATAAGATATTGCAAGAGGATGGAGATGGTATTTTACTTGAAGATCCTTAAAATAAGATTTATGATGTACTTAAAAGTGACTTGACATGGCTGATCTACAGATTACACAATTACCTGAATTAGGTTTAGCCCAACTGCAAGCAGCAGATCCGATTGCAGTTGCTGATGTTAGTGCAACAGAAACAAAGAAAATAACTGCAAAAAACTTTGTACAAGGTGCTTTTGGGTTAGTAGATGCAGCATCAATACCAGCTACAGCACTTAGCTATCCATTAACAGCAGGTCAAATTGTTACTGCAACTTTAGCTGATAATGCTGTTACCAATGTAAAGATTACAGATGCAACAATAACTGGTGCAAAATTAGCAAGTGATACGATTACAGCTACACAGATAGCAGCAAATGCTATAGGTTCTAGTGAGCTTGCAGATAATTCTGTAGATACAGCAGCAATAACGAATTTAAATGTAACAACAGATAAATTAGCAGCAGCATCTGTAACTACCGCAAAAATAGCTGATAGTGCAGTTACTTTTGCTAAAACTAATTTTAGTGATGGAGATATTCCTGGTGCAAAATTAACTGCTGCTTCTGTTACTCAAACTCAAATAGCTGATAATTCTATTGGTGGTGGTGAATTAATAGATGGTCAAGTCGGTACTGGTGCTCTTGCTAATGGTGCAGTTACAGGTGCAAAAATTGCTACCGATACCATTACTGCTGGAAATATTGCTGCTAATGCTATTGGAGCGTCAGAACTTGCTGATAACGCAGTAGATAGTGCAGCTATTGTATCTAATGCTGTTACAACTGCCAAAATTTTAGACTTAAATATAACTACAGGAAAGTTAGCTAACAATGCTGTCACTGCTGCCAAAATTGCTGATGATACAATAACTGCTACGCAAATTGCTGCAAATGCAGTTGGTTCTAGTGAATTAGCTGATAATTCTGTAGATACGGCTGCTATAGCTAACTCTGCTGTTACTGACGGTAAAATTTCAGGTGTCTCAGGTACAAAAATAACAGATGCGACAATCACAGCAGCTAAGTTAAATACATCTAATATTGACAGGTCATTAAATATAGCATCAGGTAATTTAGGAATAAATAATGCAGTAGCAGGTGGATCGTCTGCAAGAAATGGTATTACATATAATAATGAAGGACTTATAACATCTACAGCAGCATTAGTTGCAAGTGATTTACCAGAAGCTACAGCATCAGCAGTTGGAGCTATAAGCGTTCCAGCAACAGGTGGTTTGGCTGTTACCGCAGCAGGTGCATTATCAATAAATAATACTGTTACTGGTGCGACTACATCAGGAATTACTTTTAATGATCAAGGATTAATTACAGCTACTACTGCTCTTGTAGCAAGTGATTTACCGTTAGCTACTGCATCTACAGTTGGTGCTGTATCAATACCAGTTGCTTCTGCTCCTTTAGCAATTTCAGGTACAGGTGTTTTATCTATTGCAAACAGTGGCGTAACAGCAGGTACATATCCAAAAGTAACGGTATCTGCTCAAGGTATTGTTACTTCTGGAACAACTCTTGCTGCTGGTGACATTCCTGACTTAGCTACTTCAAAGATTACTACAGGTCAATTTGGTACAAATTTTGTAGCTAACGATGCAATTACTATGGATAAGCTGGCAAACTTATCCACTGGATTTATACAAGAAGCATCACCTGATATATCTGACCTGCCAACTGGTGTTTTTTGGTTACAGGAATCTACAGGACAGCTAAGAATATTTAACGGTAACAGTTTCTTTTCTGTTGGTTTTGGAAGATTAGCAGAAGAAAACCTTAGATTCTGCGGAACATTTAATGCTAGTAACGGCACAATAGTTACACTTACAGCCTTTGGAACGTCAGCAGGTTTTACTGTAAGTAACGCAATTCCAGCAGGTACAGCAACATTAACAGGTGCTTATTTTGTTTGTGTTACTCCTGGAAATGGAACGGCAGTTGTACCAAATACAAGTTTTGATGCAGGTGATTGGTGTTTATGTGTAGGACCAGATAATTGGGATAGAATTGATACTTTATCTGGACCTGGAAGTGTTTCTAGTTTAGATGACTTATCCGATGTTTCATTAAGTAGTCCAACAACAGGTCAAATATTAGTACTACAAGCCAGTGGTTCTTTTGAAAATGTTTCTGTACTAAGTGGAGGAACTTACTAAATTGATGTATCCTTTAGTTAAGTCTAGGTAAACTATGTCAATTCAAATCAAATTAAAAAATAGTGTTGTACAGGATAGTACCCCAAGTACATCTGATTTACCTGCTGTCGGTGAAATAGCACTTAATGCAAATATAAATAGCATTGGTGGCTTTATGCGAGCCAGTAATAATACGATTGTAAAAATATTTGGCCCAGGAAGTTTATCAACACCTACTGCTACAACTACAGTTTCGGGTATATCTGAACTTGCTACTAATAGCGAAACAACAACTGGAACAGCTACAAATAGAGTTGTAACACCTGCTGGATTAAATGCGGTGACAACAGCAGAACGTACCACATCAAATAATAATTATGTAGCAAAAGCTGGTAGTACATTAACAGGTGTATTGACCATGCCTAATGGTTCTAATTCAGCACCTGCTATAAATTTTGGAGATAGTGATAGCGGAATATTTGGTGGAACGAATACTGTTAGCTTGGCTGCTGGAGGTACAACAAGATTAACTGCTGATACAGGAGTAAGTGTTGTTGGTACGTTAGCTGTTACTGGAGCTATAACTTCTACTGATGACTTAACAATTCCAGATAAGATAATTCATTCTGGCGATACAGATACTGCAATAAGATTTCCTGGTCTTAATACTGTTTCCGTTGAAACTGGAGGCAATGAAGCAATTAGAGTTAATAGTTTACAAGCTTTACTTGTTGGAACGTCTGCTGGAAGAAGTCCAGCAGCAATATATGCAAGATTACAGGTTGAAGGTACGAGTGCTGACACTTCATCAATGTCACTGACAAGAAATTCAGCAGATAGTAGCAGTGGTCGTTTTATTTTTAATAAATCAAGAGGTGCTGCAATAGGATCAGATGTTGTTGTTCAAAATGGAGATGGTTTAGGGCTTGTTGATTTTGCAGCTAATGACGGTACTGATTCAGATAGCATTGCAGCAAGAATTGGTGCTTTTGTAGATGGCGTACCTGGAAGTAATGATATGCCAGGTCGTTTGGTATTCAGCACAACGGCTGATGGTGCTGCTTCTCCTACGACAAGATTAACAATAGGCAGTACAGGCACATCTACTTTTACAGGAAATATAACTATATCTAATGCTGAACCTCAATTAATTTTTACAGATACAAATAACGATGACGATTTCTCAATTATGGGAAATGGTGGCAATTTTAGAATTAAATCGGTAACTGATAATGCTACTAGATTTCAAATAAATTCTGGTGGGACTGTAGATATAGGTGGAAACTTAGACGTTGGAGCAGGAATTGATTGTACGGGAGCTATCACTGGAACTGGTGATTTAATCATTGACACCAATACTTTAAAAGTTGACTCTACTAACAATCGAGTTGGTATATTAACAACAGGACCAAATGAAGCTCTTGAAGTTGCTGGTAACTGTAGATTATCCAGTGGTGGTGCTACAAGAACTCTTCACTTGGGGCCTGCTTCCGCAGGGATAGAATATAACGTTAATGGAACAACTTTTATACAAGGTCGAACTGACGCATATCCTTTAGCTTTTAAAACACAGTCAGTAGAACGAGTGCGTATTCATTCGGGAGGAAACCTCCAAATTGGTGGTACTACTTTAATAAATACAGATCCTCTTTTAACATTAGGTCAAGCTACATCTACTACAGGCAACCAATTTCATATAGTTAATAACGGTAGCACTGATTTAAAACAAATCTTTATTGCAGCTAATAAAGCTTCAAGACATTTAGGGATAGATGTTAGTGCAGATAATTTCTTTATTGGTCGGGATGCTTCGGATGCAGATTTAACTATAAATTCGTCTGGAAATGTAGGTATAGGTACAGCAAGTCCAGCAGCGAATTTACACGTTAGAGAAGGAGATAGTGGTGCTACACCTGACAGTAATCGTGATACTTTATTTATTGAAAACAATGGTAACAGTGGTTTAACAATAGGTACACCAAATTCAAATTCTGCTTATCTGGCTTTTGCAGATCCAGAAGATGATAATGCTGGTCAAATAATTTATCGTCATGCTAGTAACAGTATGAGTTTATTTACTGCTGGTGCTGAGAGGTTAAGGATAGATTCGTCTGGGAACGTAGGTATAGGTACAACAAGTCCAGATTTTCCTTTAGAAACAGTATATACAAGTAATAATAGCGGTAATTTTAGCACATCATTAGCTTTGGGTTCTGGAACTAATGCTAACCTTTGTGCTGGGCATTTACAGAATTTAGGCACAGGAAACTCCGAAGTCGGTTTATTATTTTCAGCTGGAAATACACAATTTGGACAATGGTCAGTTAATTGTTTAAAAACTGGTGCTTTTGTTGGTGATCTTGCATTTAGAACTAGAACTGGTGGAGCTACTTCAGCAGAACGTATGAGGATAACTTCAGCAGGTCTGGTTGGTATAGGTACAACAAGTCCATCCTCAAGTCTTGATGTAAATGGTGATATAACTATTAGCTCATCTCACCCCAGAATATTTTTAACTGATTCAAGCGATAATCCAGATTATTTAATTGATGTAAATGGTGGTCATTTTTTAATACATGATGTTACAAATGCTGCTGACAGATTAAAAATAAATTCGTCTGGAAACGTAGGTATAGGTATATCAAGTCCAAGCGATAAATTACACGTTAGAGGTGCATCAGCAGCTTTTACAGCATTTATTTTAGATAATGCTACTAATTCCTCTAGTCCTTACAAAATTACCTTTGGAGATCAAGGTCAGGTAAATCATCTAACAGTAGCTAACAGAGAAATGACATTCGGTACAAATAACACAGAACGTATGCGTATCACAGGTGCTGGAGATCTAGTTATAAATAGTTCAACTGCCAGAGTTTATAACGGACATACTCCAAGATTTTCTGTTCAAGGAACTAATTTTTCTCAATCTACAGTTGCGATTACAAATAATTCCAATGGTAATGATGGAGCGTATTTGTTTTTTGCAAAACAAAAATCAGGAAGTATTGGTGGTAGCACAGCAGTAAGTCATAACACTATAGTCGGTCAAATGAGGTATTTGGCAGGTGATGGAACTGATGTTGAATCTGAAGTTGCAAATATTACTGTATCTATAGATGGTACACCTGGATCAAATGACACTCCAGGGAGAATTTCGTTTGCTACTACAAATGATGGAGGAAGCGTATCAACAGAACGTATGCGTATACACCAGTCTGGAGCCGTAAGTATAAATACAACCACTTCATATGGACGACTTCACGTAAAAGATAATTCATTTAACCCTAATACTTCAACCTGGCTTACAAATGCCTCTTACGTTGCAAGTAATTCTTTTGGAGGTGGATATTGCTTATTAGATGGATCGAAAGGCTACAGTATGTATTGTCATGGTAGTGGAGCGAACTTTTCTATACAACATCACACTTCTACAACCGCTACAGCTAGTGGAGGAGTGCAGTTAACTAATGGTGCAACCTCGTGGACAGGTATGTCAGATGAAAGAGATAAAGAAAATCTTGTTACAATATCAGATGCTATTACAAAGATTAAAACTTTAAGGACTGTAATTGGTAATTATATTTGGCAACCTGACGTAAAACACGCATTTTTAATAGCACAAGATGTGCAAGCTGTTTTACCAGAAGCGGTAGACATTATGAATACTTACGAAGAAACAGAAAAGCAAAGACTTGGTCTTAGATATACAGAAGTTATTCCTTTATTAACTGCTGCATTACAAGAAGCTATAGCAAAAATAGAGATATTAGAAACCAAAGTCGCTGCATTAGAAGCAGCGTAAGCCGTATTGCCGTTATACGTTCCAACGGTTACACTTTAAAATAATTACAAAAATTTTATGTCAAAACTATCTGATAGATGCGAAGAGCGTAAAAATGAAGCACAAGCTCTTGCTGATAAATTTAATGCTTTAAACGACCAAAGTAAGAAGTTAGAAACGGAAAAAGCACAAGTTCTTGAGCAATTTAATGTTAAAAATTCTCAGTATGCAGAATTAGTTGCATTAGTACAAGAAGAAGAGGGTGTTGAAACTCCAAGCGAAGTCGTAGAATAAGGTTAAACTATTAGTAAAAGTATTTTTTATCATGGCAACTACTACCTGGGCATTAGCTAATGTTGATTATGATGTAGACGATGGCTTTTGTCATACTGCACACTGGACAGTAACTAGAGTTGATGGAGATTATTCAGCATCAAATTATGGTAGCTGTGGTTTGACCAAACCAGAATCTTTAACAAGTAGGACTGATTTAAAAACAGCAGATATTATTGCTGATGTAAAAGCAGTGCTTGGAACAGATCAAGTTACAAGTATTGAAACTGCTCTTGTTCTTAACATAAGCGAACAAAAAACACCTACACAGGGAAGTTTCGTACCAGCTAGTTAGTTTTTACAGGAATATTTCTGTCAATAATTCCATACATGACATAAAGTGGTGCTAATCCTATAATCAGGAAAAGCACCATAAATGTTATTGGTACGCTTGCCTTAATTAATGCTTCTTTAATCATGTTTCAAAAAATAGCTAATGTTTTAAGTATCATTTCATTTGTAATGGTAGCTTCCATGAGTGGTGGAGCTTACTTTGGTTACAAGTATTTAACATCTGAAAACTTTAAAAGCCAAGTTATGAATGAGATTCTTGGTAATGTACAGGGTATGATGCCTAAATTGTTAGATAATGGTTTACCTAAAATGACAGGTCCATCAATGCCGATCATCAAATGAGATGCCTACGATTGATATACCAAATATCAAAATAAATAAGGTTGAAATACATGAAATACCCGTATGGAAAACTGATATACAAACATTAAATAATATAAGTAAACCTATAGTTGATATTCCTGGTTGTGTAAGAGTACATAGAAATAATTTAACAAGCCTTATTGATAGCGATAAAGATGAATATGGCACATATACGGAATGTGGTAATTTCAGTATTCCTAGTTTTGAACCTTTGCAGTATAACCCCAACGAATTTGTATATACACAATCAGAAACCCCCCAAAATCAGGAACAAGAATTTGTCCAGCCTACAGTAGAACCTCCAAAATACGAACCAAAAAAGAAAAAAGATGATCCGCTTTTTGTTGCCTGTCCTGGTAAAAAAGATCAAAGAGTTGGAGATTATCGTAACGAATTTAAACTGGAACGTGTCATCGGGCATGAAAGAAGCGAAGATGGTACTGAATGTATAACCTTGTATGAAAGTACTAAATTCATCGAGCAATACATACCGAA